TTGGATTCTTACCATCTGCCTCCTATCAATCAACTCCTGTGAAGACATTGTACGTTCAATTAGATTTTCTCAACAAGATTGTGAAATACTCCGCGCCGCAGTTCTAGATAAAGTTGCTGCATCAGTAATGCAAGGTAGAGAACTCAGATGTAGGAAAATGGAAGTTGTTAGGATTGATGAGTTAGCTGGACCCACTGAACATAATTGAACCATTAACCTAGGAGAACAAGATGAAATTCCAATGGTAATTAAGAAAACCTGCCGAGCGGTTCTCGGAAGTGAGTACTCTGTAGGGATAGGCAAATATGCTTGAGTCTATTGTGAATTCCTCCGGGACAGTAATGATAGACAAGAAAGCTGAGTAACTAACCTACCTTAGATGACGATCTAGTAAAGAGTCTTGCCTGTTGCATTCTTAGTACTATGTGTTTCGTCGACACTAAGAATGCAATGGATAATACTCAGAGTGATAAAAACAACCAGGGCCAAATGACCCGCATGTATTACCCTTCATGGTTAGCATTAAAAAATTCGAGCATTACTCCTAAGCGCATATCCATAGCTGCGCATCCCAAACTACATCGTAGAATTTATAAAGCAATAATTAAAGAAAAAGATATGGATGTAGTTTATAAACTGCAACTCTCAGAGAGACCAATTCCTCAGCGTGCATGGCTCTCTAGAGAATCTAAAGATGGAATCTTAACAATTCAATTGCACTTCTCTATTGGACTGGATGATTTTATATGACTGAACAACTCGCACAATCACAGCAACTCACTCAACATCAGATCATTTCCTCTAAAATCTCTGAGCTTCAAGAGAAAATTCTAAACTCTCATCCAACAATGCCACTTCTGTTGAGAGAAATCCACAAGACTCTCAAAGAAGACCCTGCAGTTGTTACTCTCTTGAAAGAGGAAGAGATTGCAATCATTGTCAATGGTCTTGAGAAACAGACAATGACTTCTCTTGCAGCATCAATGACTAAGAGCACAGCCTCTAAAACTAAGGCGCTGAAAAATGTCTCAGCAACTGACCTGGGTTTCTAAAGAGTCTGAGTTGAGATGCAGACTTGCTGCTAAATGCTCACAGCAAAATATATATTTATACAGAGCAATTACTGCATGGCTCGGGGTCTATCAATATATTCTACCTGATGATAGGAAACTATATCCTGTCACCGGTGTATTCTATTCTACCAGAGAAGCTTTTCATTTCTGGCAATTTTGTGATTTGATTGAATGTTGTTTAACATCTGATGAGCAGGAACTAACATGGAAATTGATAAACGAATCCTTAACCTCAGTTACTCCAGCTTACTCACCCTTCACGAATGCCCGCGAAAATTCCAACTATATCGTCTGAACAGTAAGGGTGAAGTAACTGAAGATTGGAATCAATCTCTAACCTTTGCCTATGGTCACTGTGTTGGCAAAGGTGTTCAAGATATCTTTGAGAACAAGACTCTTGAACAGATCATGTGGGAAGCTTTCATTAATTGGGAAGCTGATCTTCTACATGAGAATCCCAAGCAGAATAAATCATTCTGGGGTGCATTACAGGCAATCAGGCAACTCTACTCTGCAAGACAATCAGGATTCCTGGAGGATTATGAACTCGTTTATTGGCAAGATAAGCCGGCTTGTGAGTTATCTTTCCTCATTCGTCTCCCTACTGGTTTCGTATACCGTGGGTTTGTTGACGCGGTCTTGCGGCATAGAGTAACTGGTAAAGTAGTTGTTCTAGAATGTAAGAGCACTTCAGCTGCTAAAGTTAATCCAGCAGAATATAAGAACTCTGCTCAGGCAATTGGTTACTCAATTGTTCTTGATGCAATCTTCCCTGATCTAAGTTCTTATGAAGTTCTCTATCTGGTCTATCAGACTAAGAGCACTGAGTGGACTACCATTCCATTCCAGAAATCTTATTTCCAACGTGCTCTGTGGATTAGAGAATTGCTTCTAGATGTTGAAGTCATATCTCTCTATGAAAAGTCTCAAATCTATCCCATGCGTGGTGAGAGTTGTTACTCATTCTTCCGTGAGTGTGAGTATCTTCAACATTGTACTCTCTCAACTACTCATCTAGTTGATGCACTAACTCCTGCAATCAGCCAGAAGATTGATGATGAGTTGAGCAAATTCCAAATTCAAATCACAATTGATGATCTGATTCGGGCGCAACTTTCCAAGAATACTCAGGCGCCAACAGTTCAAGTTGCAGAAACAGGAGACGAAATGTTATGAATCATTTCATCAGTATCATCACAAGTGATCATGCAATTCTGTATTATTGTTACTTCATTCTTGGTGTGATTGTTGGAATAACTGCAGGCCTCTGGGCATCATCTAATCATGGCAAAACTAACAGCTATCGCTAAGTCTCCTGTTCAGCGTGTCCTAGTCTATGGTCCTCCTAAGACTGGTAAGACTGAACTCACATCTAAACTTGCCCACCAATTCAAGATCCTGTATTTTGGTCTTGAGAATGGGCATTCTGTTTTCTACAAACTTCCTCCTGAGATTCAAGAGAATGTAGAAATCGTCAATCTTCCAGATACTCGTGGCTACCCTATTGCTATTGAGACGATGCTCAAAGTAATCAAGGGTGGTAAGACTAACATCTGTGATACTCATGGCAAGGTTGAATGTTCAATCTGCAAAGCTGCAGCTATTAAAGATCCAGCATCTGCTACATTCACTACTGTTGAACTGAATGCTCTTGACAAGAGTTGGATTGTCATTGTAGACTCCCTGACTCAGCTTACTAATTCTGCAATTGCCCACATCACAAAGGGACAGCCAGAAGATTATAAGATGCAGCATGATGATTGGGGTAATCTTGGTAAACTGATGGACACATTCCTGTCCTATGTTCAACAAGCCCAATACAATATCATCTGCATTTCTCATGAGACTGAGACTGAGTTAGAAGATGGGAAAGTTAAGATTGTTCCCACTGCTGGAACAAGAAATTTCTCTAGAAACAGCGCGAAATATTTTGATCATGTTGTTTACGCCCAAGTATCCAACATGAAACATACATTCACTAGTATGACAACTCACACTGTGAACATTGTTGTTGGTTCACGCACTGATGTTGATCTAAAAACTACTGGATCATTATTGCCTATTTTCACTGGTGAAATTAAGTCCGTTGCACTCCCAAGCCCTGGAGCTATTGCTGCTTCTGGATTGCAGGGATTATTGAAGAAGCCATAATCATGCATACACTAGAGAGGGGAATCAGAGTTATGGAGTATTCAGAATTATCAGAAGAGATGAGAGAAGCTAATAAGAAGCTTACTGCAATTAAGAAAGACGATTCCAAACTTCCTATTGATCTTCTTGATCCTGTAGCATTAGAAGGTATTGCTGCAGTCTTAGCTTTTGGTGCAAAGAAATATGCAGCACACAATTGGCGCGGCGGTTTTAAATGGTCACGCCTCATTGCAGCATTACTTAGGCACGTATTCGCAATCATGAGAGGTGAGTTAATTGATCCTGAATCAGGACTCCCTCATATTGATCATGTTGGTTGTTGCTGGATGTTCCTGAGCAATCACATGAAAACTGGTATAGGTGAGAATGATCTATACTTTTCTTCTAAACTGAAATGAGGAGTCTTAATGGAAGACAATACTGATGGACCTGACCGTGAACTAACCTTTGGCGAGAAAGCTTGCGGTGTTAGTTTTAATCCTTCTAACAATATGATTGTTGATCGCATTAAGCGTTCTTACGCTGCTGTGGTTGATGATCTTAATGCTTTGCGCGGAGAGTCTTCTAATCCTGAGATTAAGCGTATGCTTAGTGTTGCGATTACAGAAACTCAAACTGCGCAAATGTGGGCCGTTAAGGCCGTGACTTGGCAATTCTAAATTGCTGTTTATCTTTGGCTTCTAAACTGAAATAGGAAATTAAAATGTCTGATAACATGGACCAATTGCTTGACGAAACTCTTGATGATCTTGCTGATCTGCCTTCTTCTTCGCCATTCGTTCCTGGTGCTCATGTGTGTACTATGTACATCACTAAGCCTGATGCTAAGAAACCTGGCTTTTATGCTGTGAAGTTTAAGCATACTGGTACTGCTGAACTGACTGATCCCACTGCCAATCCTCCTAAGGCTGATGATGAAGCAGTGTTGTTCATTCATACGAAGAAGAAAGATGGTACGGCTAATGATTTTGGTCAAGGCCAATTGAAGATGATTCTTACTCCGCTGGCTGAGAAGCTGCAAACGAAGAGCATTAGTCAACTGATTGAAGCCACTAAGTCTGGCATTGAAGTTGCCATTGTCTCTGGTATTCGTGAACAGAA